TATTCCTTTAAGCCCGTCCCCCCCAGCGGGGGGCGGAGGGGGGAGAAAAAGAAAGAAGGTGAACAACGTATGCTTGAATTGAACAAGCTGTATAACATGGACTGTATGCAGGGAATGAAAGAGTTTCCGGACGGCTTCTTCGATCTTGCGATCGTTGATCCGCCTTACGGTATCGGCATAGACGGACAGAAGAAGCGCGTATGCGGCAATCCGAAACATAACCGAAAAGAGCATATCCGGAAAAGCTGGGACAAGGCTATTCCCCCGCCCGAATACTTCCGCGAATTGGAACGCGTTTCAAAAGCACAAGTGATATGGGGCGGAAATTACTTCGTTCCGTATCTTGAACAAGGACATAAAGGCTGGCTTGTATGGGACAAGGGGCAACACGGCTTGACAATGAGCGATTGCGAATTAGCGTATACCAGCTTCGACACGCCGACGCGCGTTTTTGTCTGCAATCGCGTTGAATTGCTGAACGACGGGACAATTCACCCGACGCAAAAGCCCGTGAAGCTGTATTCGTGGGTTCTTTCCCTCTTCGCCCGAAAAGGTATGAAGATATTGGACACACACGCCGGAAGCGGAAGTTCCTTGATCGCTTGCTATCGTCAAGGCGGGCTGGATTTCGTCGGCTTCGAGATTGACGAAGATTATTGCCGCGCGGCAAATGAACGGCTGGAACAGGAACAAGCACAAATCCGGCTTTTTGATCTCTTGGAGCAGGAAGAACGGAAAGCGCAAGCAACGCTTTTTACGAAATGAAGGGAGGAAACACAATGCAGGAAAAAAGGACGCTATATCTTGCCGGAAAGATCACGGGCGATCCGTATTATTTCACGAAGTTTTACAACGCGCAAAAGAAGCGGGAGGAAGGCGGCTTCATCGTCGTAAATCCGGCGCTTCTTCCGGCGGAGGGCTTCACGTGGGAAGCCTATATGCGTATGTCCGGCGCTATGCTTGCAGAGTGCGCCGAAGTCTGTTTTCTTCCGGACTGGAAAGAGAGCAAAGGCGCGAAATATGAATTCGGCGAAGCAATGGCGCAGAACAAGCCGTTTTTCTTCTTCGCTGATTGGGAACGGGAGGGATCACAGAATGCAGAAAAATAAAATGCCCGTTCCGACAGAAGCGCAAGAGCAAATGACGCTGTTTTCGTGGGCGGCTATGCAAAGCGGGAAATATCCCGAATTGAATTTGCTTTATCACGTCCCGAACGGCGGGAGCAGACACAAGGCGGAAGCGGGACGGCTTCGGGCGGAGGGCGTGAAAGCGGGCGTTCCCGATCTATGCTTGCCCGTCGCGCGCGGGCAATATCACGGGCTTTACATAGAGCTTAAACGGCAACGCGGCGGCAGGACAAGCGATCATCAATCGGAGTGGCTGGACGCTCTTTCGGCGCAGGGCTACAAAGCCGCGCTTTGCTACGGCTGGGAACAGGCGGCGGGAACAATTATCGAATATCTAACCGGAGGTGGCACACATGACTAAAAAGCAAACAGAGCTTTCCGAAGAGTTGCGGGAAGCCGTATTTGAAGCCGCGCGCGCAGGGGCGGCGGAAGCATACACACAGAACACGGGGTACGTAAATTACTTCAAGGCAATGGAAACATTGCTGTATAACTACAAGAAGCTGGCGGTGCTTGTAGCCGATGAAGAAGCGTATTGCGAAGTTGAGTATCACGCGGGACGAAAGACGTTTTCAACGACACCACAGGCGAAGGGCTTTATTCAGCGCAAGACGGAAGCGGAGATCGTCGAGGAAATGCGAGAGGAAAAACAAAAGCAGTTCAAAGAAACGAAATCCGGCTTTGACAGCTTGACACGCGCTATTTCTCTTTTCGAGGGGCATAAAGAATTCGTTGTGATCCGGCTTTACTATTTCGGCGAGGACATCAACGGCAATCCGCGAGAGGGCGGAACGGCGACGTGGGAAGAGATCGCGGAAGAGCTTTCCGACGCGGGCATTCTCAAAGAGATAAAGACGGCGCGCCGCTGGCGGAACAAGATCGTCAATGATATGGCGGTATGCGTATTCGGCATTCCGGCGGCGGTATCAGCGGCGACATACCGGAAAGCCGTTGACAAATGACCAAAACGCGACCAAACAATGCACCTTGTCCGCGACGCTTACGCGTGATATAATAATTACGCTGAATTATTGCGAATTGAATAGCGCGGGATAAAGCCTTTTGNGTGAATNCNCGGAAGGCTTTTTCTTTTGCTCTTTTGCACAGACTTTTCCACAGGAAGGAGGATAACCGCATGAAGCCGTGGGCGGAAAGGTTCTACAATTCGGACGCTTGGCGTTCATGCCGCGACAGCTTCTTGAAGTCGAAGGGCTACTTGTGCGAACGCTGTTCAACGCCGGACGATCCAGTAACCGCGAAGATCGCACATCACAAAACATACTTGACGAAGCAGAATATCAACGATCCATACATAGCGCTTTCGTGGGATAATCTCGAAGCGCTTTGCCAAGATTGCCACAACAAAGAACACCACCGGAACGACAAGAAAAAACGGTACGCATTCGACGAAGCGGGAAACCTCATATCCCCCCCTATTCGCTCAAAATTTAGGGAGGGTTCGACACCGAGGGCGGGAGATTAAAAATACTCCGCAGGCGCGCGCATAACGGGTGTACGCGTTTAAGGGGGTGTGGGTTGACCGGAAAAGGGGGTGATATTTATGGCGACAAAGAAGGACTTGACGAAAGAAGAAAAGATCAAGCGGGAGTTTTCCCGATTGAAGCGCATTTTCAAAGACTTGGATAAAAACAAGTTGCAGACCGTCGAAAGCCTTATCAAGAACGCGGCGTTCATGGCGGTATCCCTTGAAGAATTGCAAGAGATCATCAACGAAGAGGGCTACACCGTCGAATACCAAAACGGCGCAAATCAGAGCGGGACGAAGCAAAGCGACGCGGTGAAAACACATATCGCCATGACAAAAAATCACGCCGCAATTATCAAACAGCTTTGCGATCTTGTACCGCCGGAGAAGAAAAAGGAAAGCCGTTTACAGGCGTTACGGGACGAATAAAAATGCCCTTTTCAAATTACATTTACGAGTATTACGACGGCATTTCTTCCGGAAATATAACCGTCGGCAAGTGGGTTCGCCTTCTGTATGAATACATCGTGAAGGGGCTTCAAGAAGGGCTTTTCACCTTCAACGCGAAGAAGGCAAACAAGGCAATTCGGTTCATCGAAAACTTTTGCCATCATTGCGAAGGGCGNACAGACCTTTTGAAGCTGGAGTTGTGGCAGAAAGCCGCCGTTTCCGTTATGTTCGGGATCGTCGAAGAGGACGGAACGCGCGTCTTTCGTGAAGTGTTTATTGTGATCGGGCGCAAGAACGGCAAAACGCTCTTTGCGTCCGCCGTCATTGCTTATATGGCGTATCTTGACGGCGAATACGGCGCGAAAATATATTGCCTTGCGCCGAAGCTGGAGCAAGCAAACATCGTTTACGATAACTTCTATCAGATGATTAAAAAAGAACCGGAGCTTTCCGACCTATCGAAGAAGCGCCGTTCCGATATTTACATCGAAGAAAGCAATACCGCGATCAAGCCGCTTGCGTTCAACGCGAAGAAATCCGACGGCTTCAATCCGCATTTAGTCGTGAACGATGAAGTCGCGTCGTGGCGCGGCGACGGCGGCTTGAAGCAGTACGAAGTTATGAAATCCGCGCTTGGCGCGCGCCCCCAGCCGATGATCCTTTCGATCTCNACGGCGGGTTACGAAAACGACGGTATCTTCGACGAATTGATGAAGAGATCGACCGCGTTTTTGAAGGGAGGAAGCAAGGAACGCCGCCTTCTTCCCCTGCTTTACATGATCGACGACGTAGAGAAATGGAACGACCTTGAAGAGCTTAAAAAAGCAAATCCGAATATGGGCGTTTCCGTTTCGCCGGACTTCTTCAAAGAGGAAATCGCCGTCGCCGAAATGAGTATGTCGAAGCGGGCTGAATTCCTTACGAAGTATTGCAACATCAAGCAGAATTCTTCCGTCGCGTGGCTTGATTACGTCGTCGTTGACGGCGCAGGAATTCACGCGAAGCTGGAGGATTTCAAGGACAGTTACGCCGTGGGCGGCATAGACCTTTCACAAACAACGGACTTGACCGCCGCTTCCGTCGTGATCGAGCGGGACGGCGTTCTATATGCCTTCGCACAATTCTTTATGCCAGCAAACCGCCTTGAAACGGCGCAAGCGATCGACGGCGTACCGTATGACATATTCGTAAAGCAAGGGATCGTCAAGCTATCCGGCGAAAACCACGTCGATTACCGCGACGTTTACGAATGGTTTTCTATGCTTCGAGATCAGTACGGAATATATATCTTGAAGATCGGGTACGACCGCTATTCCGCGCAATATCTGATCGACGACTTGAAAAACGCGGGCTGGCAGACGGACGACGTATGGCAGGGTGAAAACCTTGCGCCCGTGATCCGTGAGTTTGAAGGCGTTATCAAGGACGGCAATTTCAAGATTGCCGACAATAACTTGTTGAAAGCGCACTTCCTCAACGTCGCATTGAAGCACAACATGGAAACGCGGAAGTTCCGTCCCGTGAAGATCGAACAGCGGGCGNGAATTGACGGCTTNGTTTCCGTGATCGACGCGCTGACCGTGCGNCAGAAATATTATAACGAAATCGGCGAAATGCTCAAAAATGCGGGGTGATAAAAACATGGGAGTTTTTGAAACTATCTTCCGGAAGCCGAAAGCCGACTTGAAGGCGGAAGGCTATTTCAAAATGCTAAACGGGTACACGCCCGTTTTCAGCAACGCGCCGGAAAGTATTTACGAAATGGAGCTTACGCGCGCGGCGATACATTCGTTCGCGTCCTTCGCTTCAAAACTGAAACCGGAGATCAGCGGCACGGCGCAAAAGAACCTTGAACGGACGTTACAGTTCAAGCCTAATCCGTTCATGGATACATCGAAGTTCATTTACAGGATCGCGACGATCCTTTCGGTGAATAATACTTGCTTCATTGTTCCGATCGAAGATGAATTCGGCGGACTGATCGGGTATTATCCCCTGCTTCCTCAACGGTGCGAAGTTGTCGAGTACAACGGCGCGCCGTTTTTGCGTTATACGTTCGGGAGCGGGCAGAAAGCCGCGATCGAGTTTGAACGCGTCGGCGTAATGACGCAGTTTCAATATACCGACGATTTCTTCGGCGAGAGTAACGCCGCGCTTCGTCCTACAATGCAGTTGATCCATACACAAAATCAAGGAATTATCAACGGCGTTAAAAATTCGGCTTCTATTCGCTTCTTGGCGAAGGTTGCAAATATGTTGAAGCCGGAGGACATCACGAAGGAGCGCAAGCGCTTCACGGCGGATAACCTTTCGGCGGAAAATCAGTCGGGAATGGTGATCTACGACGCGAAGTTTGCTGACGTGAAGCCGATCGAAAGCAAGCCGTTCACGGTCAACGCCGCGCAGATGGCGCAGATCAACGAAAACGTGTTTAACTACTTCGGCACGAATGCGGGCATTCTGCAAAACAAATACACGGAGGACGAATGGAACGCGTATTACGAAGGCAAGATCGAGCCTTTCGCGATCCAACTTTCGCTTGTTATGTCGAATATGACGTACACGGCGCGGGAATTGTCCTTCGGGAACGCGATCACGTTTACCGCGAACCGCTTACAATACGCAAGCAATACAAACGAAGCTGAATATCAGCACACAGTTATTTGACCGCGGATTGCTGAACCGCAACGGCGTTATGGACGTTTGGAACATGGCGCACGTCAAGGGCGGCGAGAAATATTATATCCGCAAGGAATACGCGGAAGTTTCAGAATTGGGAAAGGAGGTTACACCAAATGCCAAAAAAGACGGATCGGGAGTACCGAACAATGATCCAGCCGCTATTGATCCCGACGGCGGCGGAGAAGCGAATTGATACGGATTTCTACGTGGAGGGCTACGCAACAACGTTCGACAAGCCCTATTTGCTGTATGAGTGGGACGGGAACAAATATTACGAGCGGATCGACCGGAACGCCCTTGCGGGTGCGGATATGTCCGACGTAATCATGCAGTATAACCACGAAGGAAAGGTGCTTGCCCGCCTTTCCAACGGGACGCTGGGCGTTGAAGCTAACGATAACGGGCTTTTCACGTTCGCGGACTTGTCGAAATCGCGCGCGGCACAAGATATGTTCGAGGAAATCAAGAACGGACTTGTTACGAAAATGTCGTGGGCTTTCCGCGTATCGGAAGATAGCTACGACCGCGACACACGCACACGCACGATCTTGAAAATTGCGAAGGTTTACGACGTTTCGGCGGTATCCATTCCGGCGAACGCCGATACCGATATTTCGGCACGATCCTATTTCGACGGAGTGATCGAAAGGGAACAGCAGGAGCGGCTGGAACGCCGGAAGAAACTTTTGAAAATCAAACTAATGACGGAGGTTTAACACAATGAGAATTAAAGAAATCGAAGCCCGCCTTGCGGCTATCAAGCAGGAGATCGAACAGCGCGGCGACGCTATGACCGCCGCAGAGATTGACGCGCTGGAGCAGGAAACCACACAGCTTACCGAAGAGCGCGCCGGACTGATTGCCGCCGCCGAGAAGCGCAACGGCATTCTTGACAATATCGCGAAGGGCGCGGGCATTGTTTCCCGTTCCTTCCAGCAGAACAACGGCGACGACAACGCCGCGCCCGATGATCCCTTCGGTACGCCCGAATATCGTTCCGCGTGGCTGAAAAACATTCGCCGCCTTCCGCTGAACGACGCAGAGAAGCGCGCATTCAGCAACGCCAGCGGCGCGGGTGCGGAGGTTATCCCGACGCAGACCGCGAACGAGATTATCAGCAAGGTAAAGACGCTTGCGCCTATGCTGAATGAAGTTACCCTTCTGCACGTCAAGGGCGCTGTAAAGTTCGCGATCGAAGGCACGAACAACGCCGCCGCGATCCACACCGAGAACGCAAGCATTACCGCCGCCGCTGACACGCTGACCACCGTTTCCCTTTCCGGTTATGAGATCGTCAAGCTGGTTCAGATTTCCGATACTGTAATGACTATGAGCATTACCGCGTTTGAAAGCTGGATCGTCAATATGCTGGCGGAAGCTATCGCCCGCAAAGTCGAAGATTTGCTTATCAACGGCACGGGTTCTTCCCAGCCGAAGGGCATTGAAAACGCGAACACTTGGGGCGCGACCAACAGCGTTACCGTTGCAAAGACGGGCGCGCTTACCGCCGCAAACGTGCAGACGTTGATCGGGCTTCTGCCTTCCGGCTATGACCGCAACGGCAAGTTCGTTATGAACAAGAAAACCTTGTTCACCGACTTTATGCCGTTGCAGGACAACAGCAAGAACCACATTGTAACCGTTCAGAACAACGCGTACTTCGTGTACGGCTATCCCGTTCTTCTGTCCGATTACGTCGCGGATCACGAAGCCTTCTTGGGCGACTTCAAGAAGGTTTGCGCGAACCTTGCCGAAAATATCGGCGTGAAGAGCGCCTACGACATCGACACGAACAGCTACAAATATAGCGGTATCGCGATCTTCGATTGCGCGCCCGCTATCGGCGAAGCCATCGTGAAGCTGGTCAAGGCGACCGCCTAAAGCGGGAGGGCTGACAAATGCTTGACAAGGTAAAGCTGGCGTTGCGGTTGAGCGGGACGGCGCTTGACGGCGAAGTTTCCGATCTCATAAACGCGGCGATCGCTGATCTTCGCCTTGTCGGTATCAACATTCCGGCGGAAGCGGGATCGTCCAGTAAAACGCTGGGCGATCCCCTTCTTGATCGGGCGGTTGTGCTTTATGCAAAGGCGGAATTCGGCTTCAATGACGACGCGGAGCGTTACCGCAACGCATACGATTATTTGAAGTGCGCCTTGTCGCTGACCGCTGATTACACCGAAGAAAGCGAGGGTAAATAAATGAGATGGGGCGAACAAATAACATTGGTTGCCTTGTCTGAACCTTCGCCGCGCACGAACGAACACGGCTTCCCCGTCGCCCGCACAGAAACCGCGACAACGGTTTTCGCTGACAAGAAATCCGTGGGCTTTTCGGAGTTCTACAAGGCGCAACAGGCGGGCTATACGACGGAATTAAAATTCGACGTGCATTCCTTCGAGTATGAGGAACAGCAGATCGTGGAATATCCCGTTTCGAGCGGGAAACGGTATCGCGTCCTTCGGACGTACACGCACGGGAACGGAGAATTTACAGAGTTGACGCTGGTTAATCTTCCGGAAGCGGAAGGGGGCGGCAACAATGGCGAAGTTTAACGTTGTCGGGCTGGACGANGTACAAGAAGCAATGCTTCGGCAAGACGCGATCGTTGAAGAAGCCGTGCCGGAAATGCTCAAAGCGGGTGGCGCAGTAATGCAGAAGGCACAGCAAGAAGAGATCAAGACAAGGTTCAACAGCAGACGAAGCACGGGGGCGCTTCTTGCGTCCATCAAAGTATCTGCCGTGAAAGAGATTGACGGCGGAAAACGGGTTGAAATCTATCCGAACGGAAAGGACAAGCACGGAGTACGCAACGCGGAAAAAGGCTTCGTCCTTAATTACGGGCGTTCAAATATGCCCGCGCGCCCGTGGTTCACGGCGGCGAATGAAAAGGCGGCGGACGACGTTGTTTCGGAAATGCGCCGCGTATGGGAGGAAAAGCAAAATGAAGAACGTTGACAGCTTGTTAAAAGCGGAGCTTGAAAAGCTGGGCGTTCCCGTCGAACGCCTTAAATACGGCGGGAAGGCGGCTTGCTTTATCGTCTATCAGCTTGTCGTGGGGCGCGACACGTTCTTTTCAGACGATGAAGAGGGCGCGCAGGAATTCACGTATCAAGTACACGTCTATTCAAAAACGGATTACATCGACATTCTTCAACGCTTGAAAACAGCATTGAAGGCGGCGGGGTTCTACGCGATCACGATAGACGCGGAAACATACGAACAGGACACGGGATATTACCACGTTCCCGTTGAAATCAAGTATATGGAGGTATGACACATGGCAACAATCGGTTTGCGCGATCTTTACCGCGCACCCATCACGATCGGCACGTCCGGCGCGGAGGAATACGGAACGCCCGTGCGTATGGCGAAAGCTATTTCGGCGGAGCTTTCCGTTGAAGTCGCCGAAGCGATCCTTTACGCCGACGACGGCGCGGACGAAGTTGTAAAAGAATTCGTATCCGGAGAAATCACGCTGAACGTGAACGATCTTCTTCCGGCTGATCTTGCCGCCCTGCTTGGACAGAAGCAGGACACGGACAAGGTTGTTTACGGTTCTGACAGCGACGAAGCGCCCTATACCGCAATCGGCTTCCGCGCGAAGAAGGCGGGCGGAACGTACAAGTACATTTGGCTTTACAAGGTCAAATTCGCGATCCCCGATGAAAACTACACCACGAAGGGCGACAGTATCGAATTTACTACGCCGGAGATCGTCGGACAGTTTATCAAGCGTTCCGACGGATTGTGGAAGGCTGAACACGTCGCAGAGCCTACGAACAGCGTGGCGACGGCTTGGTTCACTTCCGTTCGTGAGCCTAACAACGCGGGCGGTTAATCGAATATCGAAAGGAGGAACGGCGGGAAGTCTGAAAAGGCTTCCCGCCTTATTCTGCTATGAGCGCAATTAAAGACGGACGTTTCCCGATCATGCTGGACAAGGAAAGACACCTTCTTTTCAGTCTGAACGCGATCGACGAAATGCAGGACAAATTCGGCGGCTTCGATCGCCTTGATACCGTGCTTTCCGGCAAGGACAGCATTAAAAATCTTCGCTGGCTTCTGACCGTGCTTTTGAATGAGGGCGCGGCGGACGACGAAGAACCGCTTACCGAAAAACAGGTGGGCAAGCTCATTCATACGGGCAATTTTGCCGACGTGAAAGCGGCGATCTTCAAATCCTTTTCTATGGGCAACAACGGAACGCCCGAACCGCCCGAACGGGACGAAGAGGAAGAGGACGACGAAGAGGACATCGAAAAAAACGCAACAGCGGGCAAGGAATAATCGACCTTGCCCGCCTACTTTACATCGGCGTAACGCTTCTTCGCTGGAGCGAAGCCGAAGTATGGCGCATGACACCGTATAAAATTTTGACGCTTTTCAAAATTCATCGTGAATTCAATCCGGATCGTTTCAAGCCCGTTCCGAAAGAAGTTGATATTGACGACGTGCTGGGAGGGATATAAATGGCGAAAGAAGAGCAGATCAAAACATCAATCGACCTTACAGGCGAAAAAGAGTATCGCGCCGCTTGCACTAACATAAATTCTTCCCTTCGCGAAATCGGATCGGAAATGAAGCTGACGACGGCGGAATTCGCCGACAACGCAGACAGCGTGGAAGCGCTGACCGCGAAACAGAAGCTATTACAAAAGCAGTTCGACGAACAGGCGAAGAAGGCGGAAGCGGCGGAAAAGGCATTGAAGAAAATGCGCGATAACGGTATCGAACCGACAAATCCCGCATATCAGAAAATGCAAACAAATCTGAACAACACCAAAGCCGACATGGTGAAAATTCAAAAGGAAATCGACGACACTTCTAAAAAGCTGAAAAGCTCAAAGGTGGATTGGGAGAGCGTCGGCGAAACCGTCGGCAAAGCAGGAAAGGCGATCGGCGCAGCTTGCGCGGCTATGGGTGCGGCGATTGCGGCGGCGGGTGCGGCATTCTTCGGGCTTGCCGAAGAAACACGCGAAGCCCGCGAAAACATGGGTAAACTTGAAACCAGCTTCACGACGGCGGGACATTCGGCAGAGGACGCGAAAAACACCTATACGGAGTTGTACGGCGTTCTTGGCGACGACGGACAGGCAACAGAAGCCGCCGCCCACCTTGCGAAGCTGACTACGAACGAAAAAGAGCTTTCGGACTGGACAAACATTTGCACGGGCGTTTACGCGACATTCGGCGACAGCTTGCCGATTGAAGGCTTGACCGAAGCCGCGAACGAAACGGCAAAGACGGGATCAATCACGGGCAATCTTGCCGACGCGCTGAATTGGGCGGGCGTTTCCGAAGATGATTTTCAAGCCAGCCTTGACGCTTGCACATCGGAGCAGGAGCGGCAAGCCCTTATCACGTCCACGTTGAACGGGCTTTATTCCGAAGCGGCGGACAAGTACAGAGAGGTAAACGGCGACATTATCGACGCGCAGAAGGCAACAGCAAATCTGAACAGCGCTATGGCGGCGCTGGGCGCGATTGCTGAACCGATCATTACAAAGCTGAAACAGCTTGCGGCGGAGCTTTTGCAGGAAATAACGCCGTTCGTCGAGCTTATCGGAAAAGGCTTGACGGGTGCGCTTTCCGGTGCAGAGAGCGCGGCGGAGGACTTCACAGACGGCTTGCTGGGTATGGTTACGTTCGCGATCGAAAAGCTAACGGAAATGTTACCGACCTTCCTTGAATTCGCGGTGAAGATGATCGCGAATATCGCTACGGGCATAGCTCAATCGTTGCCGACGCTTGTTCCTTCGCTGGTTCAGCTTGTAACGGACATCGTGCAAGTTCTGATCGACAATATCCCGTTGCTGATCGACGCGGCTTTACAGCTTGTAACAGGGCTGGCGGAAGGCGTTATAAACGCGATCCCCGTTCTTGTTGCGGCGCTTCCGCAGTTGATAACCAGCTTGATCGACGGTTTGCTTTCCGCAATCCCGCAGATCATTCAAGCGGGTATCGACCTTCTGACGGCGTTAATTACCGCCCTTCCGGAGATCATCACAACGATTGTTGAAGCGATCCCGCAGATCATTGAAGGCATTATAACGGCGCTTACGGAGAACATACCGCTTATCATTCAAGCGGGCATTGATCTTCTTGTCGCGCTCATACAGGCATTGCCGCAGATTATAACGACGATCGTTCAAGCGATCCCGCAAATCATAAGCGGCATTGTAAACGCGCTGATCGGCAACATCGACCAAATCATTATGGCGGGCGTTCAGCTTTTCGTGGCGCTCATTCAGAATTTGCCGACGATCATAGTTGAAATCGTGAAGGCAGTTCCGCAGATTGTTTCCGGCATTGTGCAAGCGTTCGCGTCGCTGGGCGGCGAAATGATAAACGCGGGCGCAAACCTTCTTCACGGCTTGTGGGAAGGTATCAGCGGCGCGGCTTCGTGGTTGTGGGAAAAGGTATCCGGCTGGGCTTCGTCCCTTGTTTCGGGTATCAAGGACTTCTTCGGCATTCATTCCCCGTCAACGGTATTCGCTGAAATCGGCGGCAACATGGCGGACGGCGTGGGCGTAGGCTTCACCGACAACATGGGCGGCGTTGAAGGCGATATGACCGCCGCAATGGGCGGAGCGGGCGCGCTGACGGCGGCGGAAGCAGTAAACGCCGTGAACAACGGCATTATTGCGAACATTGAAGGCTTGTCCGGAGCGGTGAACGCGATCGTCGAGCGGGTTATTACCGGACTGACGGCGCAAGCTCAACGNTTCAATCAAGCCGGACAGGACTTCGACAAGAACATAGCTTCCGGCATGGTGGCGGGTATCGTGCAGATCACGCAGAAAGTACCGCAGATCGCGCAAAGCATTATTACCGCATTCACGGCACAACATCAAAAGTTCGTAACCGAAGGAACGAACATCGACAAGAGCATAGCGCAAGGAATGATCGCGGGTATCCCGCAGATCACGGGCAAGGTTGCACAAATTATTCAGCCCGTTATTACCGCGCTTCGCTCTTACGTATCGGAGTTCACGGCGGCGGGCGAAGAGATGGTGCGCGGCATTTGGCAGGGCTTTCAAAATATGTCCGGCTGGCTTG